CTCTACGCCCTGCTGTCGGCCGCCTATCTCCGACCGGTCGCGCCCCAGGCGATCCGCTACATCCGCCGCGGCGCGGCGAGCTGGCGCGCGGGCGACGAGGCCATGGCCGCCATGCACCTGGCCATGACCGGCCTGATGCCGCTGCGAAACGTCAAGGACGCCGCGCGACGGTTGTTCATGGCTGACGCCTTGATGAAGGCGGGGACGGGCCCGGACGTCATCCTGCGCGCCCTCGACCTTCCGGGAGCCGACGGCGAGGACGCGCTGACGCGCTATGATCCAGACCAGCCCCGAAACCCAGCGGGCTCCGGCCGCGTCAGCGGACAATGGACGCGTGAAGAGGCGCCTGCTGCGGCGCAGGAATCCGGCGCACCTCCGCGCCAAGCGGCAATGCCCGCGGACTCAGCCGCCGCTCCAAAACCTGTTGCTCCCCGTCGGCAAGCGGAGGAGTCGTCGGCGGCAAAGCCATCGCAGAACGCGTCTTCAAGACCCGAATCCGGCCGCGCTGCATCCGCAGAGACGCCCCCCTCGACAGTTGAATCCCAAAGGACGGTCCCGCAGATCAGGGTGGACAGAACTTTTATCAAAAAAGAGGAGGGGCGTCAGGCGACGACGGGTTATGTTCCCAAAACCACGATAAAGACGCCTGATGGTCAGAATAAAAACATCTTTCATCCTGGGAGCGGAGTAACCATAGCGACAGGCTTTGATCTACATGGACGCACGGTTACGAGCTTGCAAGCGCTGGGGTTTGATCAAGATCTAATTCACAGGCTGAAGCCATATTTATCGAATAAGTTGGTTGGCAATGCCGCAGCTAACGTAGCTCATCAGCTTAAAATTAGCAAAAGGGAGGCAGATAATATCGACGATGCCATTTTTAAAGCTACCGTTTCGATGATCGAATCCAACTTCGATCGGGATATTAAATATGCTAAATTTCGGCAAATGCCGGCAGAAATTCAAACAGCTCTCGCTGATTTAGCATATAATTTCGGTCCCCACTTAAAATCGGCGACGCCTGGTCTTTGGCGTCAGATCATTGCGGGGGATTGGAACGCTGTGGTGACAAATCTGAGAACGGGCTTTAAGGGACAAAAACGCCGGCGGCGGCGCGAAGCAGCTCTCATTGAAAGGGCTCTCCACCGCGGTAATGTGCCGGATCACGCAAACCCGTTTGTATCATAGGATCAAAAATGCAGATTTTTAATGTTCGTTGTAACGCGGCTTTGGCGATTATTTTCGGATTTATGTTTTCGTTTCAGTCCTATGCTTGGGCAAAGGGCTTGATGCCTCGCCCGGGCGAGCAGGTGGACTCGACTAATTTCGATGACAATGCCTTTAGTTCGGCAATAAACAAATTTGCGGGCACGAGTCGGGGCAATTATTTTGGAGATACTGATAGCGACCAGCTTGTTTATCAGATGTTAAGCGGAATTGGTATACCTGATGAGCCTTTTTTCAGAGTGGAAAGTGGGTTTGGTGTCGTATCAGGTTGCGTGTATAAAGATTGTCCAAATAAAGAAATAGTTGTCTTCAATAAAGAACGAATTTTGGAAGTTGGACTTATAAATTACCACTGCGGAAAAAGAAAAGTTGGCCGCAAAACTTATGAAACTGTGTGCGATAACGACCCAACCCTATCGATCTTCAAAAAGAAGAATTTTAATAATCCAGTTGTCGATGCAATTATAAAAAAATGGGGCGATGCCAATGATCGACCCAAGATCGAAGAAATATCATTGCCATAATAATCACGCTGCCGCTGGGGCCGGGTTGGATCGTTGTCATAAGGCGCCGGCTTCGTCCTGGGGGCGTTCGGATAGCGGGCGTAGGCGCCCAAAATTCCGCTATAAGTCAGTTGGGCCGTGAGGGAGATGGCGATGAGCGGCGGTGGTATTGGGCGTAGAAGTCTGGTCGCGGGCGCGGGCTTAGCTGTGGCGTGCGGCGTCGGCGCGCGCGCGGCGGCGCGCAAGCCCAAGGTGGCGATCAAGACCAATCATGGCGTGATTGTGGTCGAGCTGGAGGCTGAGCGGGCGCCGCTGACCAGCGCCAACTTCCTTCACTATGTGGATACCGGCCGATACGACGATGGGTCCTTCTATCGGGCGTCGCGAACGCCGGGGCGCCCAAGGAGGGCACGATCGTGGGCGGGCCGTCCGAGCGCACCCACCGCTATCCGCCGATCGCGCATGAGAGCACCACCATGACCGGCCTTCGCCATACAACCGGCACGATTTCGCTGGGCCGCTATGCGCCGGGGTCCGCGACGGCGGACTTCTTTATCTGCGCCAGTCCGGAGCCCTATCTGGATGCGCATCCAGACGCGCCTGCGCCTAAGGGCGGGGGCGACAACCTAGGCTACGCCGCCTTTGGCCAGGTGGTGGCCGGCATGCGCGTCGTGCGCACGATCTTGGCCCTGCCGACGCCTGGAAAATCCCGCTTTCCCGACATGAAGGGGCAATGGCTGGACCCGGTGGTGCCGATTTTCACCATGCGGCGGGTGGTTTGAGCGCCCTCCGTGCCTCGAGACGCGTCGCTTCGCGCCGCTCCTCGAGCCATGACGTGCTTCGAGACGCTTCGCTCCTCAGCATGACGAAATCTTAGTGCAATCGACCCCTTTCGTCATCCTGCGGAGCCCCGAAGGGGCGTCTCGAAGGACGCACCCCGCTGAATGCAGCGCAGCCCAGACGCCTGAGCATTTGGCGCCTAAGCATTTAGCGGTTGTCGGCGCCCCGCGAATCACCGATAAAAACATACGGGTTGAATTTGCGGCTGGCGAAGACGCCAATAACCGCTCGAGCATCAAGCTCCCAGACTTTCAAACCCCATTTTCTCTTTATATGAGGCGACATGGCTGAGCACGCGCTATCCCTTTGCGTGAGCCCCTATCGCGACGCCTATGGCGAACAGGTCGAGCAGGCGATGGGGGAGGGCTATAGTCTGACCGCCTTCGCCGGGCTGATCGGGGTGTCGCGCCGGGTGGTGGAGGGCTGGATGGCGGACTACCCCGCCTTTGCCGAGGCCGTGGGGCGTGGCCAGGCGCGGCGGTCGATGCACTGGGAGCGCGCGGCGCTGGAGGTGGTCGAGCGGGGCGGCGCCGGGGCGGCCTCGGTGATCCTGTTCGGCCTGAAGACGCTCGGCGCGCCCGACTGGGCGGAGGTGAGCGAGCCGGACGCCGCCGCCGAGGGGCGCGCCTCCGTCGTCGTCTTCGCCCTGCCGGAAAATGGGCGGGCCTGACACCAAAGATTTCCGGAGGCGCCCATGGCCCCAGCCGAGGTGCGCCACATTCGGCCGCAACCAGGTCCCCAGCTGCAGTTCCTGTCGAGTGCGGCCGACATCGCCGTCTATGGCGGGGCGGCGGGCGGGGGCAAGACCTGGGCTTTGTTGATCGAGCCCCTGCGCCATATCGACAACCCGGGCTTTGGCGCCGTCTTCTTCCGCCGAACCACCGTTCAGGTGCGAAACGAAGGCGGGCTTTGGGACGAGAGCCACAAGCTCTACGCCGAGATCGGCGGCGCGCCCCGCCAAAGCGCGTTGGCCTGGCGGTTTCCGTCGGGCGCCGGCATCAGCTTTCGCCACCTGGAGCACGACAAGTCGGTCTATGGCTGGCAGGGGGCTCAGATCCCCTTGATCTGTTTCGACGAACTGACCCACTTCAGCGAGCGGCAGTTCTGGTATCTGGTCAGTCGCAACCGTTCGACCTGCGGCGTGCGCCCCTATGTGCGCGCCACCTGCAACCCGGACGCCGATAGCTGGGTCGCGCGCTTCATCGCCTGGTGGATCGACCCCGAGACCGGCCTGCCGATCCCGGAGCGGGCCGGCGTGCTGCGCTGGTTCGTGCGGATCGGCGATGCGCTGGTGTGGGCCGATCGGCAAGAGGACCTGGCGGATCACCTCGATCCAGCGGGCGCCCGCCCGATCCCACCGAAATCGCTGACCTTCGTGCCCGCGAAGCTGACGGACAATGCGGCGCTGATGGCGGCCGATCCCGGCTATCTCGCCAATCTGATGGCCCAGCCGACGGTGGAGCGGGAGCGGCTTTTGCGCGGCAACTGGAAGGTGCGCCCGGCGGCGGGGCTCTATTTCCAGCGCGGCTGGTGCAAGCTGGTGGATGCGGCGCCGGCCGAGCTCGATGTGGTGCGGGGGTGGGATCTGGCCGCGACGCCCAAGACCGAACGCAACGACCCGGACTGGACCTGCGGCGTCAAGATCGGCCGCGATCGCCGCACCGGTCGCTTCATCGTGCTGCACCATGTGCGCATCCGCGACACCCCGGCGCGGGTCCAGGCCCTGATCAAGAACACCGCCAGCCAGGACGGGCCGTCGGTCGAGGTCAGTCTGCCGCAAGACCCCGGCCAGGCCGGCAAGGCGCAAGTCGCCGCCCTGACGCTGGCGCTGGACGGCTTTGTGGCGCGCGGCACGCCGGAGACGGGCGACAAGCTGACCCGGTTCGGCCCCTTCTCGGCCCAGGCCCAGGCCGGCAATGTCGATGTGCTGCGGGGACTGTGGAACGAGGATTGGTTCGCAGCGCTCGAGGGGTTCCCCGAGGCTGTCCACGACGATGACGCGGATGCGACCTCGCGCGCGTTCAACGCCTTTCTGCATCGTTTGAACAGCCAGGGGCTGCTCGACCTCGTGCGCCGCCAAACCGCCGGCGACGCGCCCACCTTGGCGCCGGGATCGCTGGAGTGGGAGGAGACGCGGAGCGAGGGGTGAGGCAAATTACTTAGCCGTTACAGAATGTTGATCCCTTCCCCCATAGGAGGGGGAAGGGCTCTTCCTCGCGCCAACGCAACTTTTGGAGCCGTCTCCCATGCCCCCACCCGGCGGTTTCCGCACCTCTTTGAGCTTCAATGTGCAGGGCCCGCTGGCTCAGGCCGCGTTTCAGCCGAGCGGGGGCGTGTTTTCGCCGGGTTTGCCGCTGCAGCCGATGGAGGGCCAGCAGCCGACGCGGGCGGTCGACTTCAATGTCGGGATCAATACGGTCATTACGCCCCGCTCGGGGTTCGCCGATATCCACTCGTTCGCCAGCTTAAGGGCGTCGGCCAATGTCGAGCCGGTGCGGCTGGCGATCGAGACCTGCAAGGATCAGATCGAGCGGCTGGACTGGCGGATCAAGCCGATCGACAGCCAGGCCGGCAAGGTCGATTCGGCGCAGGTGGCGGCCCTCAACCGGTTCTTTCGCAAGCCCGACGGCGTCACGCCCTTCGCCACCTGGCTGCGCACGGCGCTGGAGGACTTGCTGGTGATCGATGCGCCGGCGTTCGAGCGGCGGCGCGATCGGGCCGGGCGGTTGATCGGGCTGGACGTCGTGCCCGGCGACACCTTCAAGCTCCTGGTCGATGAGACGGGCCGGCGACCCCGGCCGCCCTTGCCGGCCTATCAGCAGATCATCAAGGGCGTGGTCTGGAACGATCTGACCACGGACGATCTGATCTACGCGCCGCGAAACCCTCGCCCCAACCACCTCTATGGGTTCGGCCCCGTGGAGCAGATTCTCGTCACCCTCAACATGGTGATGCGCCGCCAGGGCGTACAGCTCGCCTACTTCACCGAGAACAACACCCCGGCCGGCCTGCTCAACGTACCACCGGGCTGGGGCGCCGACGCCATCAAGACCATGCAGGACGCTTGGGACGCCCGCGCCGAGGGCGATCTGCCCTATCGCAACAAGGTGCAGTGGGTGCCCGACGGCACGCGCTATCAGCCCTTCAAGGACGCGCCCTTGAAGGACGAGTTCGACGAATGGCTGTACCGCATCGTCTGTTTCGCCTTCTCACTGCCCCCCAGCGCCTTCGTCAAGCAAATGAACCGATCCACCGCCGACGCGGCGTCGGACACCGGCAAGGAGGAGGGGATCGCAAGCCGCAAACTGTGGTGGAAGCGCCTGGCCGACCAGATCATCCAGGACGATTTCGGCGCGACCGGCCTGGAATGGGGGTGGTGCGAGGATGTCGAGATCGACCCCCTCAAGCAGGCCCAGATCGACGAGATCAATCTGAAGAACGGCACGACCTTCATCAACGAGGTCCGCGACGCCCGCGGCCTCGAGGGCGTGGCCGGCGGCGACCAGCCGCTAATCTACCTGCCCACGGGCGTGCAGGTGCTGAGCCACGCCGTGCAGGCGTCGCTGGCGCCAGCGCCTACGCCCCCGCCCAACCCCGCCCATCCTGTCCTCAAAGGAGAGCCCGCCTGATGCGGCTGTTTGCAGATCTGTCCAAGGTCGAGGAGCAGGACGACGGCTCCCTGAAAGTGTTCGGCGTCGCCTCCAGCGGCGCCCGCGATGAGGCCGGCGAGATCGTCTCGCCGCAGGCCATGAAGGCGGCCCTGCCGGGGTATCTGGCCTTTGGCGCCATCCGGGAGATGCATCAGCCGAGCGCGGCGGGCACGGCGCTGGAGGTCCATGTCGATGACGACGGCTTCACCCGTCTGACGGCCCACATCGTCGACCCCATCGCCGTCGCCAAGGTCAAGGCCGGCGTTTACAAGGGTCTGTCGATCGGCGGCAAGGTGTTGCAGCGCGACCCCAAGGACCCCAGCACCATCACCGCCCTGAAGCTGATGGAGATCAGCCTGGTCGATCGCCCCTGCAATCCCGAAGCGTCCATTAATATGTGGAAGGCCGATGGCGTGTTCGAGCCTGACGACTTTGAGCTTGAGGCGCCTGATGGGGTGCGGGCGGCGGAGATCGCCGAGGCCTCCAAGGCGCTCTTCACCACCTTGGCCACGGCGCGCGACGACGGGCCGGTGCAAAAGATCGGCCGCCGCAACTCCGCCAAGGACCAGGCCGCCATCCAGGCCAGCCACGACCAGATGGTGGGCCTGGGCGCGCGGTGCGATCCGGATAATTGCGATTTCGATGACGATGATGATGAGTTCGACGACGAGGCGCCTGATATAGGCGCCGATGAGACCGAGCCGGCTGCGGATCAGAAGAGCGCCGCCATCGCCGATCTGACCAAGGCCTGGACCGAGCTTTCCGCCGAAAAGGACGCGCTGAAAGCCGTGCTCGACGGCGTCGCGCCGCAGCTCCAAGCGCTCCGCGCCGAGATCGACCTCCTGAAAGCCCAACCGCTGCCGCCCAAGACCGCAGGCTCTCTCCATGCCGTGGTCGATAAGGCGACGGACGCGCGCGGCGTTCAATCCTCGCCGGAAGCCGACCTAAGCCTTGAGGCCGTGCAAAAGGCGCTGGACGCTATGCCGGCAAAGGACCGCGCCGATCTCCTGATGAAGGCCGCCATGGCGAGGCCTATTCCGATTAGGGCTTAGCCGACCATAGCGCAGTTAGGGTATGCGCAACCCCGAGCACCTACGCTCCGTTGACTTTTTGTCAGGCCGGTGAACGCGAAGGTCGGCGGCGGATTCTTTTCGTGGCGACTGGGAGCGTCTAGGCGGCGACATGCGCAAAGCCGTCACTCGAGTCGCGACGGCCCGTGGCGCGAAATAGACGTCCACCCGCTCCGCGATCGATCGATAGCCGCTCGGCGCCCGTCCAAAACGTTCCGCCTGCGCAGGTCAGCTTGGCGGTTCAGGGGTGGCAGGGACCGCTGCCGCCGCCGGACGCTCTACGTGCTTTCGAAGGGGCCTGCGGCGTGGTTGTTGGCGGAGCTATTGTGAGCGGAATGATCGCCCTCGTTCGGGGACGCCAAAAGTCCGATGAGCCCGACTCCGAAAGTTAAGCCAAGCTGACACACGGCCGAACCTGATCCTGCGTCGCGCCGCACCCCAACGCAGCTGAAGCGCAGCGCTCACACCGCGCCCAGCCGTCCAAAGTTTCCCACCAACCTTCCCACACCCACCCGCGCCCGCCTGCGGCCGCGTGGGTTTCTCCATGCCTGAAAGGCTCACACCCGCCATGACTGAACAGACCTCCGCCGACATCCACAAGATGTTCGTCCAAGCCCACGCCAATCCCAGCGAAGACATCGCCCGGACGATCCTGGTCCGCGCCGGCGTCGATCCGGGGGCGCTGGAGAAGACCATCTCCACGGCCACGGGCCTGGTCGCCTATGATCTGCAGGCGCCCGCCAAGAACCTCTATCCGGTCAATACGCCGATCCGAAACGTGCTGCCGCGGATCAGCGGGGGGACGGGCACGGCGACCAACTGGCGTCAGGTCAACGCCATCATCGGCTCCGGCTACGACGCCTCGGGCTGGGTGCCCGAAGGCCAGCGGGCCGGCGCGATGAGCTATAGCACCTCCACCAAGGCCGCCAGCTTCTGCACCATCGGCGAGGAAGACGCGGTCACTTACGAAGCCATCAGCGCCGCGCAGGGTTTCGAAGACGTCAGCTCGTCGATGTCCACGCGTCTGCTGCAGAAGATGATGCTGAAGGAGGAGTTGGCGCTTTTGGGGGGCAACACCTCGCTCCAGCTCGGGACGCCCACAGCCCCGACCGTGGTCGCCACCGCCGTCTCCGGCGTCACCGGAACCCTGCCGGCGGCGACCTATTCGGTGATCGTCGTGGCCCTGACCTTGGAGGGGATGAAGAACGCCTCGCTGACCGCCGGCGTCGCTACGTCCAAGACCATCACCGGCCAGGACGGCAAGACCTTTACCCTGAACGGCGGCTCGTCCAACAAGTCGGTCAACGCCACCATCCCCTTGACCCTCGGCCAGGTGCTGCAAGCCAGCGTCACGCCCATCAACGGTGCGCTGGGCTATGCCTGGTATGTCGGCGCGGTGGGAAGCGAGACGCTGCAGGCGATCACGACGATCAATTCGATCGCGCTGTCGGCGCCGCTATCGACCGCAAACCAGGCGGCGACGGCGATCACCGCGGATTGCTCCACCAACGCCACCGCCTTCGACGGGCTTTTGACCTGGGCGTTCAAGTCGGGCGGCTATCAGAGCACGCTGGCCACCGGGACGCCGGGGACGGGGACGACGCTGACGGCGTCGGGCAAGGGCACGGTCAACGAGATCGACGCCATGCTGGAGGGCATGTGGGACGCCTATCAGGTCTCGCCTGACGTGCTGTATGTCAACAGCCGCCAACTGCGCGACATCACCACCAAGGCGCTCTCCAGCGGCACGGCGCCCCTGTTGTCGATCCGCCAGGACGCCGATGCACCGGGCTATCAGCTGACTGCCGGCGGCAATATCGGCTGGTATTTCAATCCCTTCACCATGGACGGGGGCCAGCGTATCCCGATCCGCCTGCACCCCAATGTGCCGCCCGGCACGATCCTGGGCTGGGCCTCCAACCTGCCGGCTCAGTATATGAGCAACAACGTGCCCTATGTCGCCTCGGTCAAGACGCGCCAGGACTATTACGCCATCGACTGGCCGATCACGACCCGGCAGCGCCAGCGCGGCGTCTATGCCGAAGAGGTGCTGGCGGTCTACGCCCCCTTCGCCATGGGGATCATCAGCAACATCGCGCCGGGCTGACGCCTCCAAGCCCGCAACCGGGGGGCGGTCGAAAGGTCGCCCCTCATGGTCTTTTTGAGGAGGTGAGGCATGACCAATATCAATCGCAAGATGGTGCGGCTGTACGCCGGCGAGGGCCAGGACGAGGCCAATTACGGGACCGAACGGTTCCGCGTCCACGAGGATCACACGATCGAAGTCCCAAGCGAAGCGGTCGATAGCCTGGTCCGCATCGGCGGGTTCGAGCGGATAGCCGATCCCGCCCCGGTTCCGCAAGGCTGCATCGCCCTGGTCCACCCCCAGGCGATCGGGTGCTCCTGGGGCGGGACGGTCTATCCGCCGGATGCGCAAGGCCTCGTCATCGTTCCGATCGCGGCGGCGGGGGATTTGATGGCCCACGGCTTCAAGCCGGCCAGCGCGGCGGAGGAGGGCAGCCATGGCTGTGGGTGATCTGTGTCAGCTTTCCGACGTTCAGGCGTGGCTTCCCAACGCGCCGACCGCTTCGCCTGGCGTCGATCTGATCTCGCAGCTGATCACCGCCGCGGATGCTGCTGCGCCAATGGCCGGTGCTGTCGGTCACCGCCATCGCCCTGACCCAGTGCGGCGTAACCACGACCATCACCGATCCGACCGCGTTTCAACTCGAAGCCCCGATCCCGGCCGGCGGCGCCCAGCGCCTGACGCTTGTTTCGCCGCATCTGTATTTTCCGCGCGGTCGGGGAAATGTGCAGATCACCTATCAGGCGGGCTATTCCACCGTGCCGTCCGACGTCGCCCAGGCCTGTATCGAGGCGGTGGGCGAGGCCTATCAGCGGCGCAACCGCATCGGCCAGACCTCGGTCTCCAGCCAGGGCCAGACCACGGTCGCGTTCAGCCAGAGCGACCTGAACGCGGCGGCCAAGGCCATGCTGCAACCCTATATCCGCCGCTTACCGCTGTAGTCCAAACCGCGCCCGGAACCGGTCCATCGCCGCGCCGAGGCCCGGGCCGCCACCGCGGGCCTTGGCGGTGGGCAAGGTGGGGCAGAGCGGGGTGTCGGCGGCCAGGCGCCGCCAGGTTGACCACGCCTGATCATAGCGGGCGACTGAGTCCCGGATGCGCCCGCTCTGATAGGCGCCGTTCCTCGCGCCGTCGGCGGCCAGGAGACAGGCGGTCCAGCCGGCGGCGATGACCGAGTATTTGTAGAGGCCGTAGCGGGCCGAAACGCGGGCGAAGGCTTGGCGGGGCGGACTTGCAAAGGCGATCTGGTCCATCTTGGCGACGATCTCGCCCCACATCGCCACCGCCTGGCGCTTCTCGTCGATGGCCGCCTCGACCAGTCCCTTATCAACAAAGTCGCCGAGGTCCGGCTCGGACAAGGTGTCGTCGCGAGCCCACCACGGATATATCGCCGCGCCTAGATCGCTGGCCTGCCCAAGCAGCACGGCGGCGGCCGAGGTCAGGCTGATCTCGCGCAGGATCGCTGTGTCGCCGTCGGACAGCTTCAGGATTTCGTGGCCATATTGCGCGAACAGCGACGCCTCGTCCCGCGAGGTATCCTGAGCGAAACCGCCGAGCACATAGGCGTTCAGATCGCACCACAGCTCGTCCTGGATGTAGGGTCCGTCCCACCCGCCGCCGCGCGACCAGGTCCACAGACCGGCAAACAGGGGATTTGAGGTCAGATCGCGCAGGCCTCGGGCCGCGCCCTGCGGCATGAGCCAACGGAACTCCTCCCAGCCCTGGATGACGCCGTGGCCGACATAATAGGGGTGGGCGCCCTTGCCATAGGCCTCCATCTGGCATTGCGCCTCGACCACCTGACGGTGGCGGCCGAGGCCCAGCGTCGGATTGAAGGGCGTGAGGCGCAGGAAATCGCCCCTCTGATGCTTGATGGAAAAGCTGAGTTTGGGGTGGGGCGCGATCTCGTCGGTGACACCCAGGTAGTAGCGCGGGTTGTTGTGGAAATTATCGCCGAAATCCCAGGTGCGGTAGATCACCGTCCGGTCGGCGCCGACGCAGACGACCTCGCGCAGCAAGTCCAGGAGCGCGCGATGGCTCTCCTCGCCATGGCTTATGGCGGTCCCCGCCTGGATCTGGCTTTCCGCCTGAGCCTGCGTCGCTGAAGCGACGCGGGCGGCGTGATAGGGCAGGTCCTGAAGATAGATCTCGCCGGTGCGCACGACCAGGCCGTCGAGGTCGGGGAAGGCGTGCAGGATTTCCAGTGTGAAGGCCCGCAGCACGGCCTGTGTCGCCGGTAGACGCACATCGATCCGGCCGGCCGGATCGACCAGCTTGGCCCCGTGCTTGGCTAAAAGGCGTTTGGGCAGGACGACATATTGCACCCAGGCATAGACCTTAAGCCCAGCCCGCTTGGCCGTGGCGATCCGCGCGCCGATCTCGGCCTTCAGCTTGGCCGCGAGCCTCGCCTCGTCGCTATCGTCGGGAATGAGGCCGGGGTCATAGGCGCTGAAGGTGGCGACGCCTTCGATCCCGCCTTCGATGACCACCGCGCCATAGCCCCGCGCCCGCAGAAACGCCGGGTCCAGATAGGCGGTGTGTGGCGGCGCGGCCCCGGGATTGGCGTGGACCATATCCATCAGGGCGAGGGCGCGGCGAGGCGTTGACGCCTCGGCAGTCGGCGCCGCTCCGGCCATAGCCGCGACTCCGCCGAGCCCGGCGAACAGCGTCGCCGTCAACGCTTCCCTCCGGTCGATCATGCCGCGCCTCGCCCTGAACCCTGTCAACATCACCGTGCAGAGGTAGTCGCCGCCGATGACCGCCATCAAACTCAACGGCGCCGACAAGCTCCGCCAGCGCTTCGATCGCCTCGGCGCCGACGTTCGGGCCTGCCTCTTCGCCACCAGCCAGACCCTGGCGGGGCGCCTTGCGGCCCATGTCCAGCAGTACAAGCTGTCGGGTCAAGTGCTGAACCGGCTGTCGGGCGAGTTGGCGGCCTCGATTTCGGCGACGGTGGAGGTGGGCGACGGCGTCGTGACCGCGGACGTCTTTGCCGCCGATCCGCCGCCCTACGCCGCCCTCCTGGAGTTCGGCGGCGTGATCCCGGCCCACGATGTCCGGCCCGTTTCGGCGCAGGCTCTGTCCTTCATGCTGGACGGACGGCGGGTGTTCGCCAGGATAGCCCACATCCCGGACGTTACCGTGCCGGCCCATTCCTACCTGCGCGCCTCGCTGCAGGACATGGCGGCCGAGATCGCGTCGGACCTTCAGCAGGCGGTCGCCCGCGCCCTCAAAGGCCAAACCTCATGACCCGAGAGCCGATCTTCGCCGCCCTGTTCGCGCTGGGCCAGACCCTCAGCTGGACGGACGCGGACACCCAAACCTCAGTCGGTTTCGGCTATACCAACCGGCGCATCCAGACCGCGGATCAGATCCCGGCGGAGCTGATGCCGGCGCTGCTGCAAGGGGTCGGCCCCGAAGAGTTCAGGGTCTCGCCCGGCTTGCCGCCCAAGCGGACCCTGAGCGCCAACTGGCTGATCTATTACAAGCCAAGCCTCGCGCCCCTGACCACCGACCCGGTGACCAACGCCATCCTGGACGGCGTCGAGGCGGCGTTCGTCCCCGACAGCCTGAACGGAACCGTCACCTTGGGCGGCCTTGTCGCTCACGCCTGGATCGAGGGCGAGGTGTTCAAGGCCGCCGGCGACCTGAACGATCAGGCCATGATCGTCGTCCCGATCAAACTTCTCATCCCTTAAGCTCAAAGGAAGCGAAAGCCCCATGGCTCATCAGTTCAATTTCGGCACGGGCAATATCTACGCCCTGCCCGTCGGCGGCGGCGCGCCTGTGCCGTTCGGCTCGGTCAACGGGGCCTCGATCGCCTTCGACGGCGACGTCAAGATGCTGTACGGCTCCAATCAGTACCCGGACGATGTCGCCGTCGGAAAGCGCAAGATCACCGGCAAGGTCACCTTCGGCCGCTTGGACCTTGCCGTCGCCAATCAGGTGTTTTTCGGCCAGACGGTGGCGACCGGCCAGATCGTCGGCGTCTTGGCCGAGGCTGGGACGATCGCCGCCGCCGCGCCCTACACCTACGACGCCGTCAATGGCGCGACCTTTTCCACCGACCTTGGTGTGCGCTACGCCTCGACCGGCCAGCAGCTCGCCCAGGTTGCGACGACGCCCGCGGTCGGCCAGTACTCGGTGAGCCCGTCGGGCGTCTACACCTTCGCCGCCGGCGACGCGGGCAAGGCCGTCTACGTCGACTATACCTACACGTCGACCACGGCGGGCTATACGCTGAACGGCGTCAACCAGACCATGGGGCTCTTACCCACCTTCCAGCTCGATCTGGTCAATCTGACCAAGGGCAAGTCCTTGACCATGACGCTCTATTCCTGCGTCGCCAGCAAGTTCTCCCTGCCGTTCAAGCAGGAGGACTATATGGAGCAGGAGGTGGACTTCTCCGCCTTCGCCAATGGCGGCGGCCAGGTCTTC